TAAACGGGATGCAACACTAAATGGCCAATGCAGTAATCGGCGCACTCCGGGTTAATTTAGGACTTGACAGTGCCAAGTTTCATAGCGGATTGCGTCGTGGCCAAAGCGGCATGTCGGCCTTTGCTGCGAAGGCTAAGGTTGCCTTTGCGGCGGCGGCGGCGGCGTTTGGCGTGGCTGTTGTGGCGATGGCAAAGAATGGCCTTTCTTTCATTGATAGCCAAGCTAAGGTTGCCCGGTCAATCGACGGCTCTATTGATGCTCTCAGGGCTTTGCAGATTGCGGCGGGCGATGCCGGGGTTGATGCGTCGGCGCTTAATAAAGCTATGCAGATGCTGGGGCGCGGCTTGTCCGATGCGGAGCGCAAAGGCGGCGCTGCGGCGGACGCTCTGGAAACAATCGGGCTAAAGGCCAGCGACCTTACTAAACTGGACGCCGACGAACGGGTTGCGGTAATCGCTGACCGGATCAAGGAGTTGGGCCTTTCGGCTCAACAGACGACAAGCCTTCTGGCTGATCTAGGTATTCGCAACAAGGAAATGGCGCTGCTGTTAATCCAAGGCGGCGATGCTATCCGGGCGGCGCGAACGGAAGTCGATAAGCTGGGGCTTTCGATTTCGGCTGTGGACGCTGCTAAGGTCGAAGAGGCAAACGACGCATTCAGCCGGATATCATTTGCAACTGAGGCGCTATCTAACCGGCTGGCTGTGGCTCTTGCCCCGGCTTTGAAGGCTGTTGCGGATGCCTTTGTTGCGGGTATGCGCGATGGTGGCGCGTTGCGCGTTATCGTTGAAACGCTAGGCGAGAACATAGGCCGGATGGCTGCCATTGCTGCAGCGTTTGCTAGCGTTATGGCGGGGCGTTTTGCGCTGGCGATTGGCGTTGCCGCTGTAGGCGCTGTTACTAAACTTTCCCTTTCTCTGGCAGGCTTGCGCACGGCGATTTTGCGAACGGGATTTGGTGTGCTGGTGATTGGGGCTGGCGAACTGATCGTCAGGTTCACGCGGTTGGTTTCCAAGGTTGGCGGCGTGGGCGAGGCGCTGGTTACTCTCAAAGATTTGGCCATTGAGATTTGGCAACGGATCGGTGATGGCGTTTCGTTTGTGACTAATTCTGTGTCGGCTATGAGCGCGGATATCCAAGTATTTTTTGCAAACGCGTTACGCAGAATGGCTGGCGCATGGGTTGATTTTACATGGGCGATTGCGGGCGGGCTTAACAACGTATTCGGTTCCAATCTGCAAGGTGCTTCGGCTGTTATCACACAAGAGCTTGCGAAGTCACAGCTTGCGGCGGAAGCGGCTGCGGCTGGATATCGGGCTGCGGCATTGGCTGCGGCAGATAGCTTTTCCGCGCCGTTGGAAAGCCTAAAATCTTTACGGGATGCAACCGTAGAAACCGCCGTCGAAACGGAAGGCGCGATTGACGGGGTGACGGAATCGGTTGCCGAATTAGGCGAGGAACTGGAAAGCACCGGGGGCAGCACCGGGAAGGGTTCAAAGGCGCTTGATGAACTTTCGGAAAAAACCAAGACGCTTAAAGAGCGCATGGCCGAAACCAAAGAAATCATGCGCGGCGCGTTCGTGGGCTTGATTACCGGGGCTAAGTCGCTTGGCGAAACCTTAAAGGGACTTCTTGCGAGTTTTGCGGAAATGCTGGCGAACCGCGCGTTTGAAATGCTATGGTCAGGCGGCATAAAATCAGGCGGCAAATCAGGCGGCGGCGGGTTCTTCGGAAAGTTGCTGGGCGGTATTTTCGGCGGCGGGTTCGCAAACGGCACGCCCCACGCGCCGGGCGGGCTGGCGCGGATCAATGAACGTGGCGGTGAAATAATCAACCTGCCGCGCGGGTCGCAAGTCATTCCCCATGAAATGTCGAAACGCATGATGGGAGAAGGAGGTGGCGGTCCTGTTGAAATTATCCTCCGCAGTGACCCTAGTGTCCTTGTTGAAATCGCGCAAAACGAATCCCGCGCGGTTGTCAGGCAGGCCGCGCCCGGCCTGACCGCTCAAGCCGTTTCGCAATCCCAGGCATCGTTTAGAAACAGCAAATCGGGGTGGTCTCCATGACTGTTAATGTGATCAAGTGGCCCCCCTTCCAACTCACAGGCTGGGAACTTGCCGACGTTTTCCCTCAGTCAAGATCGGTCGGGCTAATCGAAGGGCGTGCTCGCACATCATCGGCCCAACGCGCGCGGCGCGTAGCAACGGCCAACGTCTCAGGCATCGGTACGGACCTAGACGGCGCGGGCTATGTGCGGATGTTGAACAAGCAATGGGCAGGCGCTCCGAACCTAACGCGCGTCGTTTGCCTTTCGTCGCTTTGGTATCTGTCCCGGATAGGCCAAGACCTGAGAAATACAATCTTGACTTGGACCGACAGCGGGACCGAATTAGTATGGACCGAAGGCGGAACGGATATAAATTGGGGCGACGGAGACTACGCTTTGTCCGGCGCACCCGTAACCGACAGCGGCTATTATGGACTTACGGTTTCCGGCCTGCCACCGTCACAGGTCATTGCGCGCCCATCGGAACTAATCAGCGTAACGGACGGAAGCACGACAGAAACCGCCTATGTTTTGAAAACCGCAACGTCAGACGCGGCGGGCGTGGCGACAATCCGCACAGACAAGGCAGCGGCGTTCACTTTGACGGGTTTGGTTAGCATCGGTCACGGCGAGGAAATTGTCTTTGAAGCGGCTGACGTGCCCCGATCTGTGCAAACCGCATCAGGCACATTTGGCTTCACTTGGGATTTTCGGGAAGTGTTCTCGGATGAATACGCGGGCGGCTTTGTGGAGGTCAACCCGTGGGTTTAACGCGCGGCGCATCGGCTGGCCTTATCACGGACCTTGGCGGGCATTTTTATCCAGTTTTGTTGACGTATGCCGATTGGCCTGGTGAAACGATCCGCATCCACTCGGGCGTTGGTGACTTATCTTGGGACAGTCAAACATGGTCCGGCGCGGGCAAGCTGGTACAATTCCAAGCCCCGGCGGAAGCGGGCGGGCTTGCCACCTCTGGGGCAACCGTGCGCGTTGCGGCAACCGTGGCTGATATGCTTGGCGAGCGCGGCAAGGTCATTCGCGGGCGCACGCTTACGGTTTGGTTTGCGACCACGACGACGGCAGGCGGCAACACGCTGAACGAAGATCCGGTTGAGCTATTTACAGGCTACTTCGACAGCCGAACCGGAACGCTGTCACGCGCAGAGGGTGGCCTTGCGCATGACATGGTTTTAGGCATTGGCGTTGGGCCATCCGCGCGGGCATCGGCCTCGATCACTCACGGATATGAGGACCAGCTATCAGATTTCGCAGGCGACACCGCAGGGCGACACGTCCAAAACGCCAACCGCAATAAGTTCAATCCAAAATCATGGCCGGAGTGACCCCCCTGGCAGCGTTTGGCGCGGCTTGGAAGCACTTGCGCAATCCGTTTGCGTGGGGCCTGCGCAGTGACTGCACGGCGGCTTGTGCGGCGTTCTCAATGCTGCATGGCGTGGACCCGCTTGAAGGCTGCAAGGCGCGCTACAGCACGGCACTAGGCGCGGCGCGGATACTCAAGCGCGCTGGCGGATATCTTGCATGGTGCCGGGCTACGTTTGACTTGACCGAAACCGACACGCCCCAAGTGGGCGATTTGGCATTGATTGCAAGCGCGGACACGTTCGGCGCGGCCTTGGCAGTATGCATCAACCACGGCGAATTCGCCAGTAAATCGGAGGCCGGAATGACTGTAAACCGCGCTGATATTTTGGGGGCGTGGACATGCCGAATTTGATTGCACAGGGCATTGCAGTTCTTGTTGCCGCTGCCGGTGCAATTGGCATTAGTGCAACAGCCGCGCTGGCAGTTACAAACGTGGCGTTGAATATAGCGTTCACTGCTTTAGTTAATAGTGCGATTTCCGCCATATTTGGCGAAGGCCAGCCGTCAGCGCAGGACATATCGGCTAAGTTGTCGCTTCCAAGCACGTCGCCGTCTTATCGGTTTGTCTATGGCACTACGCGCGCGACAGGAACACCGTGCGGCACGCCAACAAAGGGCGTCCATATCTGGGGCGCATGGCTTTTGAATTCTCGGCCTTCTGACTTGTCTAGCTTTACGCTTTACCTTGACAAGCGCGAGGTGACCTTGACCGGCAATGCGTTTGATTTGAGCGGATCGGGGGCAACGGCAACGGCTGACCCGTTTCTAAATCACGTCACGGTTTGGATTAGCCGGGGCGACCACACAGCACCGCCAACGGCTTTTACAACTGGCGCGGCGTATGTTGGCGGTTCGCGGGAGGACTTGTGGCAGACCTCAGACGCCTGGAAGGGCCGCACTATGATTTGGCTAAAGCTGGACGCTGGCACGTCAGGCGAACGTGCAGATCGCTGGCCGTCTAGCCCGCCACTGGTCGAGGTTGAGGGCCAGTGGTCGCTGATCTATGACCCGCGCGAGGGCGCGCATGATCCAGATGATCCAGACACTTGGGAATGGTCCGAAAACCACGCGCTTTGCGTGCGCGATGCCCTAGCTCAAAACCCGATCCGATCCTATCTTGAGGGGCAAATCCACGCATCGTTTAACGCAGACGGCCCGAACGATTGCGACGTTTCAATCGCCCTTAACTCAGGCGGAAGCGAGGCACGATACACTTGCGCTGGAACTGTTGTCTGGACCGATGGCGAAATTGAGGACCAGCTAAACCCAATGATGATAAGCGGCGCGGCTGACTTTGTGCGCGTGGGCGGAAAGCTGGGATATGCGGGCGGCGTTTATCGCGCGCCGACCGAAACACTAACGTACCTTCTCGGCAACGGGTTCGAGTTCCCAGACATGGTCCCAGGCGCTAATCTGGTGAATGAATTGCGTGTCACCTATCTATCGAGCGCCCGCGATTATGAAACCGCCGAATTGTTGCCCTGGTCAATCCCAGATGCCCTAACGGCAGACGGTGGCATTCCTTCAATCAAAACGCTGGCCCTACCATTTTGTGGGAGCCCAACGCAGGCAATGCGGGTTCGCAAAATCACAGGGCTGCGCCTTCGCAGGCAGGAGCGCATTGCTGGCGGCACGCTGCCCCCAGAGGCGTTTGATCTGGTAGGCGGCGCAACCGCTACCATCGCCTTGCCATCGCCATATGACGCGCTGGATGGCATTTACGAAATTGAAAACATCCACCCAGGCCTAGACCCAATCGGCGAAAGCGGCGAAGTTGCGATGCGCCTACCTGCGTCTCTCGTAAAGCACGCGGAATCGATCTACGCATGGACGCCCGCGACGGACGAAGAAACGGTCTATAACGAAACCTACATCAGCGCGCGCAACGGAACGGCAGACCCTGGCGCAATCTCAGTCACAACCGGCGATGCCGTCAATCTTGGGTCAGGCGGCAGCACCATCCCGCGCATTCGGTTTGCGTTTGATCCGTCAACATCCAGCGTTATTTCCTACGAATGGCAGCTTCGCGAAACGGGCGGCGATTATGAAAGCGGCGGTCTTATAGGAGAGGCCGTGCGCGATGGGTCAAGCAAGGTTTTCGGATTTATGACGGGCACGGCTGGCCAGACGTACGAAATCCGCGTGCGCGCAATCGGGACAAACGGCAATTCTGGGTTTGTGGAAATCACGGGCGTCACGCCTGTTGTCAGTATCACCATTGATATTCCAACAAACGGATCGGCAACCGGCGGCGCGGATGAAATTGTCGTCGAATTCAAAACGCCGAACGACGGTGATTTCAGATCAATTGAAATCCACGGCAGCGACACGGACAGCAGCGGCGCGGCCAGCTTGCTTGGGGCCGCCATATTTGCCGCACAGAACACTACAGTGACCATCACTGAAACGGGCTTAGGCACATCTAAAACCCGTTACTATTTCGCCCGGTCGCGCGGGGACTACGCAAGCGCATCGGTATTCACAGCCAGCGTAACAGCCACCACAGACGTATAGGACATCACCATGACATTCGTTCTACCAACAACCGGCACTGACCCAAAAATTGCAACAAAAGGCGAACTTGAAACGGCAATCAATGCGGAGTTTGCGCTGGTCGCCTTGGCGGCTGCGTCAGGCTTTCCGATCTACGCCGACACAGCCGCCGGGCTTGCGGCGACGACAGAGGGCGAAGGGTTTTCTGTAATCGGTGCAAGCTATCTAGTGCTGTATCGAAACGAAAGTGCCACCGCTGTAGAACAGGGGCAAATGCCGCTTAAAAGCGTAACTGATGCCTTGAGCGCATCTCTCGTTTTTCAATCTTCCATGCTGGACACCACTGCGGGCCGAGTTCTGCGCATGGAAGCAGGCGGGACCGGCGGTCCATTTGGGCTGGGTGAGTCTCTTCAAGAGACTACCGATTGGGACAATCTTACTAGCTCAGGTTTCTATTTTGTTTATAACAGTGTGACAAACCAGCCTACTTCAGGATTTAACTGGGTTTGCCTTGTGATGCGCAGTAATAACCACAATAACGTAGTTCAGTTAGCGTTCAACACTTCGTCCGACGCAATGTTTTACACGCGCAGAAGGGCAAGCGCAACGTGGGAGGACTGGAGACGTATTGACAGCGATCAAGCATTATTGACGACTAGCGACGTTGCCTTTGCAACTGTTGACGGGCGTGACGTTGCTACGGATGGCGCAAAGCTGGACACTATAACACTGAAAAAACAATACCTAACTGTTACCGCACTACTGACCGACACGACAGGGTACAGTTTCTTCAGTGCTGGGGAATATGTTAAGGTTATCGACGGCAATCACACCTATATCGTCTTGGCATCTGGATCGACTGCCCACGTTGAAAACGACGCAGGAACCGCAGTCGCCTTCGATGTTATTCAAGAAACTGGCGGCTTCAACGCTGGAGCGTGGGGCGTGGACCCGACTGGCGCAGCGACCTGTTCCGCCGCTGCCTTGATCGCTCTGGACGCGGCCATCGCCGCCGAAACGATCTTGGTCTGGCCTGCTGGTACATTCCTCCTATCAACAGCCGTGTCAACGACTTCCGCGAATGAAGACTACGGAATGCGAGGCGCTCACAACGGCGTCACCGAATTTGTAGTGCCGTCGGGTAACACAACTGGCGCTTTTCAAATTGTATCTTCGGGACGGCAACAAGAAGCTGATTTCCGAGACTTCAAAATAGTCACCGAAGGAAACTCCGGGTACGGTCTTAGGGTTACGCAGCCGGAGGGCGGCGCTTCGCACCAACGGAGCATAGTAGTAACTAACGTGACCGTGAGAGGCGACAACGACACCAGCGACCACTTTGATGCTCCGTTTGATTTTACGGGTTGCTTCCGACCATACCTAGATAACGTGATTTATGACGGCCCATGGTTTGGCTTGGGGCTTGAAAACGCATCAGCCCGCTTCTCCACGCCGGTCGGTATTAACCTAACCGGATGTTATGCCCCAAGCCTAAATAACTGCTACGTTTTTGGCGCTTATATAGCTGTTCTAAGCGATAACTATCTTGGTGTAATTACTGGCGTTACTGATCAGGGCGGTGGGGTGGTTCGTGTCACTGTAAGCAACCCTCCCCATATTTTCAGCACGGGTGCAAAAACAACTATCTTCGGCACTACCAGCTATAACGGATTACACACTGTAACAAACGTTAGCACAACACAGTTTGACATAACTGCCAGCTATGTGGCTTCCGAAACGGGCAGTGCTATGCCGGAACATGGGCCGGAAGGCTTCACGATGGACGGTTGCGTATTAAACGGCAACCGCATAGGTCTAAAGGCCGTTCGGTACAACAACAGCCGCGAACCCTTATTCTTTCTCACAAACAACCACGTTAATTCTCGTGACGACAACTTCTTAATCGACGGCGTTAAGCTGCTAATGGCGTCGAACAATAATACCTATAACGAGGACACAGGCGGAGAATACTCCGGCATCCCGCATGACTTTTACCTGAAAAACTGCTCTGAGTACATAATCACCGGACACATTTTTCACTTCACGGGCGCGACTGATCGGATCAACATATTTGTTGAAAGCGACACGTCGGGCGAGGGTGATATCGGCATAATCTCAAACAATCTTTTCAATTCTGCTTGTACTCGATGCATATGGCTAAGCAGCAACGTAGGCAACACACAGGTGTTCGGAAATAAAATTGGGATAACTCCGTCTGTGGAGTTCATGCAAGATGTTGCCGACAACGCTGCGCTGCTACACGCAGGAAGTGATGGTCTTTGGGGGATCGGGACCGCGACACCAACCGAGGCGTTGGATATTGCGGGAGACGCTATCCGCATTCGGACTGCGGACATTCCTGCTAGTGCAACGGCAGACGGAACCGCTGGGACCATAAAATGGGGGGCAGATTATGTTTATGTTTGCACAGGAACCAACACATGGAAGCGGTCCGCCATATCAACCTGGTAATCCAGACAAAAAAGAACCCGCACAAGGCGGGCTCAGTTTGGGAGGTCAACAGAGAGGAGCGACTAGACGAAGGAAGCCGACAGGCCCACATTAGCGCCACGCGCGCAGAACGCAAGGAAAAACCGGGATCAACGGCGTGCAAGCCTCCCCCGGTTTCATTATTTGGCCAAAGATAGCCGGTCGAGATGGTTATCAAAACATGCCTTTTAGGATAGGCAGGCCGCAAAATTTAGGCCCGATGGGCGCGGAAGGTTCAAGGAATGTCAGATTTGGTAACGCTCACTCACAGAATGCGAGAGACTGAAGCGCGCGTCTTGGAAATTGAAAAGTTTGTCGCGGCTACGGTGGTTCACCAGAAAAATGCTGAGGCGTTTATGAAAAGTACAAACGGTCATGTCGCATGGCTGGTGAAACTTGTCGCCGCCGCTCTGGTGATGGCGGTATTGGCCTTCGTGTTCCAGGGCGGCTTGGCATTGCCATTATAAGGGAAACTGAAAGGAAAGACGGATGAGAACCTTGACCACACGGATTGCGCTGGAAATTGCCCATCACGAGGCGGTTATCCGGCAGGCATACAAAGACAGCGTTGACGTCTGGACCTGGAGCGTCGGCATCACCAGCGCCAGCGGGCACAATGTTGAGCGATACGTGGATAACCCGCAACCGATTATGCGGTGCTTGGAAGTCTGGATATGGCTAATGCAGGAAAAATACCTGCCCGCCGTTCTGAAAGCCTTCGAGGGCCACGAACTGACCGAGGCGCAGTTGGCCGGGGCGTTGTCATTCCACTGGAACACGGGCGCGATTGGCCGGGCGTCTTGGGTTAAAAAATGGAAGGCCGGAGATATCGCTGAGGCGCGCAAATCATTCATGGACTGGCGCAAGCCAAAGGAAATCATCCCGCGCCGGGAATCCGAGCGGGATCTGTTCTTCGATGGCGTCTGGCAAAATAAAGGCGCGATGACCGAATACACTCGCGTGACCCCCAGCCATCGCCCGGACTGGGGCAGCGCCAAGCGCGTGGACGCATCGGCGGCAATCTCGGCCATCTTGCGTAAGGCTGAGGCACCCAAAGAGGTCCAGCCCGCCCCTGCGCCCCCGAAACCCGTTGCACCCGCTCCAGCACCACAACCCAGCGGGCTAATGGCGGCAATCATGGCAATCATCGCGGCACTGTTCGGAAGGAAAGCAAAATGACACGCAAGTATTTTAAGCCCAGATCGCTGACGTGGTGGGCATCAGTCGCGCCCTTGATCGGCGGTCTGTTTCTTGCGACTGACGGGCTGCACGGGGCCGTGGGTATCGCCGACGCTATCCGCACCGGCACCGGCATGACTGCGCCCGCGATGATCAACATGGGCTTGGTCGGGATTGGATTGCGCGGGGCGATGGGCTGATGGGCTGGCTGCAATTCATTCTCAGATTTATCGGCGGCGGCGGGCTATCCGGGCTGGCGTCTGAATTGCGCAAGGCTAATGCCGATCGGCTGGCAGCGGCAAACGATAGCGAGCGGATGGCAGCGGAAGAACGCATTGCCCAAGTCGCCAATCAGATGGAAGCACAGACGCGCGGGGATGGCTCGTGGATGGCAAAGGCCATGCGGGCGCTATTCGGTCTGGTGGTGCTTGTATATTTCGCCAAACTTTTGATTTTCGATAAGGTGCTGGGCTTGGGTGCGACCGACGCCCTAGGCGGGTTTGCCGACTGGACCGCGCGCACGGTTGTCGTGTTTTATTTCCTTGACGCATCAATCGGCAAGTTGCGCCGATAAGCGATGGACACAACCTCAAGGCGCGCTATAGTCGGCCCATGTCTGAGGTTCTGCAATGAACGCTTATCTCGCATTCTGGCGCTCGCCAGATAAGAATGCAGATGACGACTATCAAACTGACCCCCGATTGGAAGACACACTGCGCCAAATAAGGCTGGCGAAGGCCGAGGGGCGCGCCGCGTACTGGACGGCAGAGGCTGACAGGTTGCGGGCGAAGATTAAATGAGGATGTAATATGGAAATCTTGGATTTGGCATTGCTGGTCGGTTTGATATACGTGCTGTGGGATTGGCGACCGTGGCAATTTCACAAGAGAAACTGAAAGGAACACCCCATGTTAAAACGATCCTTGCGGCTGCCTTCGCGGTAGTCGCAGCAACTCAAGCCAATGCAGAATGCTTCCCCCGCGTCCAAGTCGCCGCGTATCTCAATGTTGAGCATGGCCTGACCTTGAAATCATGGGGCCTAGACGACGCTGGGAACATGGTAGAATTGTTCATGGGCAAAGGCGGGAACTGGGCAGTAGTGACGACGACGCCGTTGAAGTGCTCGACGGTTGCCATGCCCCACAAGCTGCACGGTCGGCTTGTTACGACCAAGCCACGGAATAAAGTGATTGCGCCCGAAAATCGAATGACGCTCGGAGCGCCGATGTAACGACCGGGCCGCGCGGACCTGCGGCGATACTAAAACGGAGAGTATCCATCGGGTTTCGCTGAAACTTGACGACGCTATGGCATCCCCTGCCAAACGAAAAAGCCCGCCCCGTTAATCCGGTGGCGGGCTTTTTGCGTTGTGGGGTCCTAATGCATCAGGGACGTGGCTTCGTCCACGAGAATGTCATTCGCGCGCGCGAGGTTGTCTATAAACTCAGGGAGTTGATCGGGGGTGTATCTGCCCGATAGCAACATTCCGCGAAGGATATTAGCCGCCTCCCTAAGCGTCTCGCCGCGTTCTTTTGTTGGTGTGCTATCTGCCATTGCTAGGGTCCTTTAATATTCGTTTTCGCTGGCTTCGATTGCATCGCCGTCAAAGGCTGAAAGCAGTCCGGTCCAGACGGACGTTCTATAGCTATAAACTTCAACAGAAATTCCCGCTCCGGGTTCTGGGTTGTACTGATTGCCATCGAAGAAGATGTGATAGTCGTAGTCTTCGCCTCCTGCGTCAGCCTTGGTCATGTAGATGCTGCCAGCCTCCGTTTTCAGCCCCGAGATAAGCTGGGCGGCGGCGCAACCCATGCTGTCCGCAATCTCGGCGCGGTTGCCGGACATGCCGTTTACAAGGGTTTTGCCACCCAAAATGTCGGCGATTTCCTTTCCTGCGCAGGACGGGTGGCCATCCATTTGGCGGTAGATTGCGCACAGAACGTCCGCTTCGCGGTTGCCATTGTGGATATAGGTGATTGATCTAGTGCCCATTGATTTGGTCCTTTGTGGCGTGTTCGGTTTCGTTCTCATGTTCTCTTTTAGACTATTGCGCTACTGTTCGCAAGGTGCTAAATGTGGCGCATGAGAATAATTGCATACCTATTTGACCGCCCCCGATCCGCCGCGTCACATATGAGCGTGGAGCCTGCGTGCATCTTTACCGACGCCCCCGGCACACAACGCGCGGACCTATCCGCCCTGATCGACATCGGCGGCTTGCAGTCTGGTGACGTGATGCGCGTCTGCGCTCTAGCTGATCTCGGCCACGGCGCGGCAAGCAAGGCCATGCATCGCCGCATAGAGGCGCTGGGGGCCACGGTCGAGGTTATGCCACTTGCGACCCGTGTGACGGGCGGCAGGCTATCCAAGAAGCACCCACGGCGCGCTGACATGTGCACGGTCTGGTGGTCTTCTCTGGACCAAGCTGACGCGCTGGGCAAGATTTCCGACATGGCCGGGCAAGACGTAAATCGCAATCAGGCAAACCGGGTGTGCAATTACAGCCGAAATCCTGATGACAGAACGCTAGAGTGAAGGAGCCAACATGAGTAGCGGCGCAATTTTTCTGACTGGCGTTTTAAGTGGAACCGGACTGGCTTTCGCGATGCAAATTCTAACGCACATGTGGATGAGTATTCCATAGCGAACAACCCAAAATGGAGGCAATGACCGATGACTAGAACTGAGTTTGTAAAAAGGTACGCGGCAAGGTCTAACCTTGATGACCAATGGGCAGAGCTTGGGTTTATTGAGATTGGGTCTAAATACCGCTTAGCGATGCCATGTTTTTGCGATTCCGACAATTGCAAAGGATGGCAGATGGTTGGGCCTGATGCGGCCCCCGACATTGCTGAGGAATTAGCAAGCCGAATAAACCGCACAACCTAAAATGGAGCGAATAAACATGCCGAATTATGACCACATTTCAGAGAAATACGGTGTTTTTGTTGTTAAAGATGACGTTGTGCGAAATTCAGCAACGGGCCGGTTAAGCGTCGTCAACCCAGCGCGAACCGACAAGCACGACATGATTCATGTTCTTGACGACAGCGTTAAAAGCGAACGCAACTGGCATCCGAGCGAAACGACGCACATTTAAAAGGAGCGTATCTAATGGCAAACACAAGTAAATTGATCCGACACCTTGAGGCGAAAATAGCCAAGAAGAAAGACGGACTTCTGGCCTGTTACGAGACAATCGCGGAGCATCAGCCAAAGCTGGCCGCGCTCGAAAAGCAGCTTCAAGCTGCGCGTTCACAATAGGAGCGATTTGGCGGGCGCGGAATTCAAAGAGTGGCGAACCGCACAACTGAGACCAGCCAGGGTCTTATTCGCCCGCGAGCGTGATTAGCCCCGACTGTCGCCGCGACCATATCGTGAACATGAAGGCGCGCAGAACGTCTTCCCAGCCTAGCCCGTTGGCCTCCCACTGGTCGCGGTGGTCGAGCACATCGTGGCATCTATCGCAGGCGTCTATGATGAATACGTCGTCGGGTTTTTCCGCCATGCCCGCTACGCTGAAAAATCGCATGTGAGCGCCGATTGTGTATTCATCTTGCTGACGGCAAACCCCAGGAATGTGCAGCTTGCAGTGTTTGTTCCGTGGTGCATCGCGCAGGGCTTTTACCTTGGCGGGCTTCCGGCCTTTTTTGTGGACCTCGCGCTGAGGGATGATTCCGCTCATTCTTCATTCCTCATTGCCGTAGCGGCTTCGATCATCTCAATCTCGTGAGACATGAGCGGCTTGCCCGTCACAACCATCCCGGCCCAATTTACAATCAACCCATAGCCGTGCGTGCGCTCAATCACGGTGCCGCGAACGAGCCGACCGCTTGGGAGCCTTACGAGTTCGGTCTTATTGCTCATTCCGGTCTCCCAATGCGCCCGTTCCATGCGTTGAATTCATTCACCAGCGTCTTGAACCTGTCACCGGCGTCCGTGCCTTCGATGATATCCGCGCGCGTAGTGACCTCGCAATAACGGCGCATAAAATCGGCAGCATCGTCGGCGTTTAGGACATTCATCGGCTCGCCATTAAATTGCCCGACGGATGCCCAGAACCGTTTGTTGCCGCACAGCATCCCCGCCTTTTGCGCCAGCGTGTATTCCCGGCGCCGTTTCGGGGCCTCTGGGAGCGCGTCCACCTTAATCGGGCACACTGCCACCCACTGCTCCGTAGCGAACTGTGGCACGCCCCCCAGCTTACGCAGCGCGTCGTCTGCCGCCTCTATCGGCACCTCAAGAATAATCTGGGCAACCTTGCGTCCTTTGATGACCTTAAAATCTGAAAACGTGGCTTGGAATGCTGTGTCAGTCATAGCTTCTTCCATCCGTCCTTGGGAACATAGACGGGCATCACGCAGACCGAACCGTCCGCAATGATAGGTTGCACAATTGGCCCGTCGCAATGCCAGCCAAAAATCTGCGCTTCATATTCGCCCAATTTCACTTTTACTGTGATCCAGTCCCCGACAGTCAGACCGGCGTGGCAAAGTTCTGCCGCTTCCAACCGGGCCTCGGCTGCGCTGGTGGCTGATTTCAGCTTGCCAATCTCATATTTAATGGCGTCAATTTCATTCTTACTCACGGCGTATTCTTTCCAGTTTTAGGTATGACCAGATATCCAATGGCTCGGGATATGGCGGCAAAAAGTCGGGTATATAGTGAGTGACTTTTCCGGTTCCGGCGTCCATCCCGCTGTCCGCTTCAATCCGCGCAATATCCTCGGGGTAAAACCCAGTGTTTTTCGTCCGCGATATTCCGGTGTTTTGCCGTATCCAATTTGCGCCGTTATGATATTGGTGGCCCTGCACCAGAACAAACACGCGGATGGGGCGTTCCCCCGGCGGCGGCAGCGTGTCAATCGGTAGCCATTCGGTGTTGTCAGTCAAGGCTTCATTCCTTTCATTTTCTCATATGTGGCTATCACATTCGGGTGGCGCTTGTATAAGTCGCCGATGCTATCCCAGTGGTGGCCAGTTCCTTGGCGTTGCCAGCCTGCCCTAGGCGCGCAATGACGTAGGACAGGCCAAGGGTGGTGGTCAAAACCCCACGGCCTGAAACCGCTTATGAACAGCGCGCACCCGTTCAACATCTTCGGCGCAATAGTCGCTGATCCGCTGGTATTCCCCTCGCGCCCATGCCCCGGCCACGTCCGCGCCGGAAAAGTCACCCTTGCCGGGTATCCCCAGAATATCGCAAAGCGCGTCAAGCCCGATAGTATCGCGCGCCCCGGCCCATGCCGTCATGGTGTCAAAGATTTCCTTGCCCCAAGGCTTCACATCGCGGGGCCAGACATTCACCGGGGGCAGCCTTACGCCAAGACAGATTGCCCGCTGAGTCAGGAATTTAATGTCAAACCCGCCAACATAATGGCCTACGATTGTGACGCTGTGATACGGGTCAAGGCTGGCGAAAAATGCTGCCAGCACTTCCCGTTCATTGAACGGCTTCCCCATTTGGCCGCGAACCAATAGTGATTCAATCGGCCCGTCATCAAACGCCCACGATATAGCGCAGACATGACCGCGCCCGCCGTCAAAGCTGGTTTTGGCGATTAGTTCCTCGCGCTTGCCGTCGCGCCATTTGGCGATTGCCTCGTCGGTTTTGTAGTTCGCCGGGGGCTTGGCATCCGCCACTAGCTTGTCGCCCGCTTCGGGGTCCTGGGTGGGAATCGTTTCAATGTCGAGATATAGGAATTGATTGCTCATTGCGTCGGTTCCTTTGCATCAAAATCTGGAATGCCATCCCCGTCTAGGGCCGCTGATGTCGCCTCGGTTTGCAACACGCCCTTGAAGTCTTCCTTGGCATCAATCACGGCTTGATCTTTCTGCATTGCGCCAATCGAACGCCAAACGGTTTGCAGCGCGGCTAAGTCAGGTGCTGACGACAACCGGGAAATCGCGAACGCACGTTCCTTGTTGTGCGCGGCCTCGTTGGCTTCCTGCTGCTTGTGGCTATAATCAATCGGGTCATCGCCGTCCTGATCAACATGCAACTGTCCCTTGTGCCACAGATCAAGCGCCGCGCCGAACCTCATGGCCGCATTGCGCAAACCATCGCCAATGATTTCCTTGATGGCATTCCCGCCGGTCTTCCCCTCCGCGTCACCGTATCCAATGCGGGTGACACCGCAGACAGTAAGCCGTATCCACATTCCGGTTCCGGATAGCTTAGGCAAGCCGCTTTCGTCGATGGCCATAGGCTGCCAATACCATTCCGGGTCGCAATCCAGCAGGCGGTTGGTCAACGCGGCGTGGCCGACGTAATCCAGATGCACAACCTTCGGATGGTGCCATTGGCCACACTCAAGACAGCGGATGCCTTGCTTGTAATTGGCCTTAACGTCGTCGGTCTGCTGTTTCGTCGGTTTCGGCAGCTTGGATATCTGGTTCGCGGGGAAAGGCTCACGCAATAGCGCAAGGCCCTCGGGTTTCGGCTTGTCAGTCATTGCGGTGTCCATTCTTTTGCGTTCCTACTGTCCCGGCACATCTGCAAATAGCGGGCGGCGGCGCGTGTCAGGTAGTCCAATCTAGCGATCCGCGCGTGTACTTGCGGCGCTCTCGCAGGCATTCCTGGGCGCGTTGGCGGGTATTCATCGCCCTAGCACCCAATCAAACAGCGCAAAGAGAATATCTTTAATAAAGGGCGCGACGATAAATGTGGCAATTGAAGCGCCGATAGCTGCGAGGATCAACAGCGTCCACGGCGCGACACGGTTCGGTGGCGGTGGTGGGAACCTGTCGTGCAATTCGATCTCTGCATCAAGGCTCGTGCCTGTGGCCGGATAGTGCTTGGTAGCACTGGCGAAGTGTTTGCGTTTAGCAAGAGGTATCATTTCGGGAACTCCATTGTGCATGTCGGTGCGGCCATTTTCAAAAAATCCCTGCCGTTTCCTGCGCAAAACCCGCATGATCTACATGTGACTGCGTAGTAATGGCCTGTGCAGAAATCCGTCTTCCAATCTATAGCGTCGCAATTCGGGCAGGGCGTGTCCATGCTTCGCTCCCCCACTTCAATGCACTGGCCCTCATCACGGCGTCGAATGCGTTGACCCCCGTTAGATAAGGAAATTGCCCCAGCGGCAATGAGGCCCCCAGCAATTAGAGCCGCTAAAACTGTCGGTATCATTCTGCAACCAATCTGGGGCAGTCTTGCCCCGCTGGTGTATCCAATGTGCAATGCTGTCGTGACAGTCTCCGGTGATATCCTCGTGGGTGCCTTCATTCAGGTTAAGGCGCAGAACGAATGCGGGCCGGTCGTTATCTCGGGCCTCAACGTAGTCATCGCAGGCATCATCGAAAAGGCGATGCGGTTCGCCGAGGTATCCAACAACTGCCGTAGGGCCGTTGTAGTCAACAATGCAGATGAACAGCGTTGCGGGTTTGGTTGCGCGGGTCATTGGTCGTAAACCCCCAACGGTGATTTCAGCGTTTCAACGCGGGCAAAATCATCTATTTGAAGCTGCATTATCTGAAAACCTGTCATCCGCGCGTAAACGGCATCAAGACAACCAATGCGGTAATTCTCATCACGCGGCAAAGCGCCGAATTCTTCGGTGGTGAATTTGGTAGGGGTGGTCATTGTCTCTGCTCCTATTTGCTGCACTCACAATACACGCCCACAAATCCCTGTCAACACGTTAAGCGAAGGTTGACAGCACGTTATATAGTGCGGTAAGCATGTGAAAAGGAGAATTGCTAAATGAGCGTACCAAAAAGCCAAGACCGCGCGGTTATCGAATTGACCCCGGATCAAAACAACGCACTTGAGGCTGTTGCAAAGAGCCTAGGGCTGTCCCGCAATCGCTATATCCTGATGCGGGCGCTTGAGGCCGAAAAGGTTGATCGGGTGCAGGTGGCGAAATGACCTTAGATTATGAGTGGATGGCCCCCAACGAGCATGAGGCAATGCTTCACGCTTGCGAACTGCAAAACCAAGGCACATATTCGCGCGTAACACAGGTCGGCAAACGCGTCCGCGCGTTCAGGGCCGACAAGTTGTTTCCAGAACCGGACGGCGCTGTGCCGGTGGAGGCGTGGCAATGAGCCAAGTCAAAGCCATTCGCGCCCACCTCGAGGCGGGGCACAGCATCACGGACGCGGTTGCGCGCAAGCTATGCAAATGCACCCGCCTTGCGTCGATTATCCACGTTCTGCGCAAGCGCGGATATCCGATTGACACGCACCTCATGCCAACCGGGACCGGCAGCAAATACGCGGTGTATGTAGAGGCAAAGCCGGTGGTGCCGGATCAAACGCGGATGGAATTGTGATGTTGGAAAGTATCGCCAACTTGGCAATACATTCCGCGCCAGGGATCGGCCATAACCAGCCGCCCAAACGCCTTTATGGGCTTGGATCACTGTGGCTTCACTTCGCAAATGAATACGAATTACGGCGGTTGGCTGTATTGCATCTGCGCATGGAACGGAAAAAGGCTGGCATTGCTGAAATAACCGCTGAGTGCGCCTTGATCGGCGGGCGGTGTGCCAAGCGCATGAGACGGCTAAGAGGGCTGAACTGATGGGGTTAGACGCAGCCGAGGCCCTAGCCAACGCGATTATCGGGCTTGTGTTGTCATGGGTCATCACGCTCACGGTGCTGGGCTTTACCGCGTGGCAGTCGGCGGGAATAACAGCGCTCTTTTTCGTGGTGTCGACGGTCCGCGCTTTTGTGTTGCGGCGGGTATTCCGGGGGCTTGGGAATGAGTGAAATGTCCATAGAGGCTAATGAAATTCGAAAAGCTGGGCAATAATGACCAGCCTGCCCCGGCGCGGGAAATCGTCTATCGGTTCGGGCCGTGCCGGGGTCATAAATGCAATGGAGGCCGAGACGTGACAAAGCTGCGTGTTCTGGACCTGTTTAGCGGTATTGGCGGGTTTTCTCTTGGGCTTGAGCGCACCGGCGGTTTTGAAACGGTTGCATTCTGCGAAATTGAGCCTTTCCCGCGTAAGGTTCTGGCGAAACATTGGCCGGAGGTGCCTTGCTATGAAGACGTTACCAAACTCACAGGCGACATTCTTCGACGGAATGGAATTGCCGTTGATGTCATCACAGGCGGGTTCCCGTGCCAAGACATTAGCTTCGCTGGAAAGCAATCTGGCATCAAAGAAGGCACCCGCTCGGGCCTCTGGTCCGAAATCGTCCGACTTATTGGCGAGTTATCACCCCGATACGTCATCGTGGAGAACGTCGCAGCGTTGCTTAGTGGCCCAAGTGAACAACGAGGGGGATGGTTTGGCCGAATTTTGTCAGACCTGGCCGAGTGCGGGTATGATGCGGAATGGGAAAACATACCGGCGGCGGCCTTGGGCGCGCCCCATCGCAGAGAGCGTGTCTGGATTGTGGCCTACCCCACTAAAGTCAAGTTTACAGGCGACCTTCTCTGCGGCCACAGTCCGAAAAGTGATGGACAATGGAAAGCAGGAACATCTTTGCTACCGCCCTATTCTTCTGGGATGGGACCGGGGAATGACAGCTTCACTTTACGCGATGGCGATGGGTTTCCCGAATTCTTGGGCGAGCTTAACGGATTCGGAAACGCCGTTGTGCCCCAAATCCCCGAACTAATTGGCAACGCAATCTTAGCCGCTGAGACAGACGTTGACGCAAACGAAATTCGAAAAGCTGGGCAATAATGACCAGCCTGCCCCGGCGCGGAAAATCGTCTAACGGTTCGGGCCGTGCCGGGGTCATAAATTCAATGGAGGCTGAGACACCATGACCAAACGCGCACCCGGAAAGTTCAAGCGCCGCAAGCAGGATGCCTATGATACGCCATCATCAGCGGTTTTGCCCCTGTTGCCGCATTTACCGCCAAAGTGTAAATATGTGGAGCCGTGCGCGGGATTTGGGGCTATAACCGAGCCTCTTTACATAGCGGGGCATCGCTGCGTAGAGGCTTTTGACATTGATCCGCGCGATGAAGACATTGACAAGCTTGATGCGCTGACAGCCCCAATATCTATGCTTGCAGCGGGCAGTCATATCATAACAAACCCGCCTTGGACTCGCCAGATATTACACCCGATGATTGACCGTTTTTCGGCAATACGTCCGACTTGGTTGCTGTTTGATGCCGATTGGATGCACACCCGACAGGCCGCGCCTTACATGGTAAAGTGCGTCAAGATTGTGAGCGTCGGGCGCGTGTCGTGGATGCAGAACGGGACTAGCGGGCTGGATAACTGCGCGTGGTATCTGTTCGACGCCAATCACATTGGACCGACTGTTTTCTGGGGGCGCACATGACCTATCGAGGAAGAGCGCGCAAAGACGGCAATCACCCTGCCATTGTGGCGGCGCTAAGGGGCGTAGGGGCAACCGTTGCCGATCTGGCGGACGTAGGGCGCGGCGTGCCTGACATAATCGTAGGGTGGCGCGGTGCTAACGTGCTGATGGAAATTAAAGACCCGACGGCTGTGAACAAGAAGGACCGGGAGCTAAGGCCTAACCAGGTGGAATGGCACGCGGGATGGAAGGGCCAGGTCACTACGGTTCGCAGCACAGACGAGGCCCTGACCGCTATCGGCGCGCGAATGGTGATTAAGGGGGTGAATGATGGATAACGCTGCCGCCCGCACCCGCCTTGTTGCAGACGCTCTGCGCGATGGTTGGGGCGTTGAGGATATCCACGTTCGCACCGGGGGCAATGTTCCCGTTGATTACAGCCGCACGCTTGTCCGCGCGTGGCGTGGGGCCGGGATAATTGATCGCATTCTAAAGCGCGGATCTGCTGCGCTGGATGGTAAGAAGGGAGATTGATATGGCATCGTACGAAGCGGCGGGAGAAAGTGACGAGTGGTACACCCCAAAATACATATTTGACGCGCTAGGCGAGGGATTCGACCTAGACCCGGCATCGCCTATCGGAGGCCCGCGTTACGTCCCAACTAATAATTTTTTGATATCTTGGTTAGGTGTTCCTTGGTATGGCTTTGTTTGGATGAACCCCCCTTTTGGCCACCAGCGCACTAAACGTATCTGGCTGGCTAAATTCTTTGAACACGGGAACGGCATAGCTTTGGTTCCTGACCGAACGTCCGCGCCTTGGTATCAGGAGTTTGTGCCGCGCTCGGATGCGTATCTTTGCGTATCACCAAAGATCAAGTTTGAGCGCCCAGATGGGACGGTCGGGAAAAGCCCCGGAACCGGAACCGTTTTGCTCGCTAGCGGCCAAAGGGCCGTTGCCGCTTTATTTCGCGCCAAGTCTTTGGGGATGGTGTCAAGGCCGGTTGGGCGCAAATCGCTGGATGGCAATAAGGGAGATTGATATGGATCGGTTTAGAAACTGGCTGATGAGTGTTATCGCGGGCGAAAAGTTTGTGTACTGGATCAAAGATGATGCCCAAAAAGGCATTGACGGTCTTAATGTTCTTGGCGTGGGGGCCGCGATATGCCTGGTTGATGCGGTGCGGAATGCTGGCGCTGATTTGGCAAAATTTACCTTGGCAGACTTTGAAATCACGGTTCAACGCACGGGTGATGGCAGCAAGGGAGATTGATATGACCGACACAAGAAACTTCGCCGATTTCCACGAGGGCGATATCGTGGCCCTGTCTCAAAAAGCTATGGAATGCAACATTTTCCCTCGCGCCGATCCGAATGGCAACCGCCAGGGGGTGCTGACCTCTGGAGCGTCTCGCCATAGCCGCGCGGTATTGGTCCGTTGGGATGGCAACACACGCCATCACTCTATGCACAGTAGCTTCATTCGGCGCATCAGGCTGGAAGGGCCTGGGGTAAAAGTTTTAGTGGACACGCCGGACATAATTGCTTAGAAAAAGAAAGCGGCGGTGGAGGCTACTAACCTCAACACCGCCTTTGAGCCGCTAGTCGCATGGGAAGTGCAACGGCTCGACGGAATATATAGGCCATATTGCCTAGCGTGTCCACCAAAGCTTCCCAAAAAGGTTTCGGCCACGACCTGAATAGGTGGCTACGGTTTTGGGTCCAGCCATTTTCGGATCAACCAAAAAATTCCGGGCAACGCTGACCCCATTGCGCCCCGGAGCCGTGAGTTCGAGAAACCCTCGGTAGGTAATACCAGTGTGGGAAACCTGATTTCCGCGTAGACTGCGGTTAATTTGGTCCACGCTGACCAGCGGCCTTGAAAATGCTGGTGCAGACGCCTGTGATGGGTGGCCCGCTTGCGGGGAAGGGATACCGAGTACTGGGCCGCGAGGCTGGGCATAGTCTGCCCCCGTGACTATCTCACGGCAGGAAAGGGGGGAAGATATGAGGAAACGGAAAAAATGACCGATAAACTGGCAAAAATTGCAGCGACGGTTCGGAAAGTCAAAAAACAACGCGATACGTTCTATGCGTCATGGGAATGGAAGCAGATTCGATATGAGGCGCTTCGCAAGTATGGGCGGAAGTGTGGTTGTTGTGGGTGGTCGCCGGAACATGGCGGCGGCGGGTGGATCGTTGTTGATCATGTGAAGCCCCGCAAAAAATACCCGGAACTCGAATTGGATATCAGGAACATGCAAGTGCTATGCAATTATTGCAACATGGGCAAGGGCCGCAGATTTGAAGACGACTACCGCAAGTAGCGGTGAGGTGTGCTATGGATAATGGAAAGGGAAGACGATGAAGCCACTTGGAAGAAAAGCCTACGGTTCAATTCCTCATTTGCCCGGCTCTCGGTTAGGGCCGAAGGATTATTCTTGTCATGAAGGGCAGGAAAGAATTTGTTTTGAAGGCGGTAAGAATAAGCGCGGGCAAAAACATCGGGTAATCGTCACAGAAAAACTCGACGGCAGCAATGTTGCTGTTGCCCGAGTTGGCGGCGATATTGTTGCTTTAGTTAGGTCTGGATATTTGGCGCAGTCGTCACCTCGTGAACAGCACCAAGTTTTTGCAGCGTGGGTCAGGCATCGAAAATGGGATGCGCTGCCGGAAGGCTGGCGTATTTGCGGGGAATGGCTGCACCAAGCACACGGGACAATCTACAAACCGACTACGCCGCTAATCGCCTTTGACGTGTTTACTGATAAGAATGAGCGGACAACACACGATGAGGCCCGTGGTCTTTTCAAAGAATTGAGCGTTGAAGGCGCGCATGTTGTTAGTGACGGGGCTGGGGTGAGCATCAGTATGGCTATGGATTTGGCGGGTGAACGTGGTTTCCATGACGCACAGGAACAGATTGAAGGCGCTGTCTGGCGGGTTGAAACTGCTGGCTCTTTTAACTTTCTAGCAAAATATGTTCATCCCAACAAAGTTGACGGGAAGTATTTTGGCTCAGGTGATGGCGGTTCTGATATTTTTATGGTGGACCCTATGGTGGAATTCGTAGCATGACTGACCTATTCGGCCACGACGCCCCGCTAGTCACTGAAACCACGTTCGCGGAATTCTGGGCATTGGTACCATGCAAGATAGCCCGCGCCGCTGCGGAACGGAAATGGAAGCAGCTAGGCCAGACAGCACGCAAGGCCGCAACGGACGCTGTTGCCGGGTTCTATCGCTGGTGGCGCAAGGAAAACCCCGATGCCACTTGGCTGCACCCGGCGACCTACTTGCACAACAGGCGGTGGGAAGACGACTGGACCGACCCAATAGGTTCCGCGCCGGTAGTCACGCTGAAATTCTGGGCTGACTGGATCAACAGCGACAAGCCACTGCCGACGATGGGCATACCGTCACGAGTGCAAGCGGCTGTATTCTCAGCGGGCTTAGTCTCGTCTCAGCGAATGAATGACAGAATCGGATAGGGGGCAATCCCCGCGAAACGAATGGGAGACACACAATGATCAAAGCAATGACACCGCTAGAGGCAATGATGATTGACGCGAAGAAATGCAACGCGGCCTTTCGGCGAGTATACACCAGAGGCGAAGGCACAGGCCGCATCAGCCCACAATCCGCGCCAAAGCCGCATGAAACATGCCGACGGGTTGTTGAGGCTCATTTACGTGGGCTATCGCCTGGAGCCATCGCTACACTTACCGGGTTTACTTTGAAGATAGTAAATTATCACCTGAAAAACATTCGCGTAAAACCGAAAAGCGCGTATCGGAAAAAATTAGAGGCACGGAATGAAGAATATCGCACGGCTTGCGCCGGTGGTCTGACACAAAAAGAAACAGCGGCAATAATGGGAGTTAGCAAATCGGGGGTGGCCGACGCGGCGCTGCGGTTGAACATAACTTTCGCGCGCCAGCCCTCTGCCGGGCGGATTGCATAATGGGAGGCACATCATCCCGGCCTACGATCTATGACGGCGTGACTTATGAAAGCACCAAGGCATGCGCCGCCTCTTTCGGTGTCACGCGCGGGGCTTTATCTAAGCCGCTTAAGAGTGGATTTTGGCGCGGAAGGCCGATAAGCTAGGCAGAGGAACCGGGGCCGAAAATGACGCCAGAACAACGCGCGCAACAAAAGGGCATCTCGGCGCTGTTCGGCAGATGCGGTAAGAATTATTATCGGGGGCTGTTCTGATGGCGCAAAGGCGGGGCATCGCATGACCTACCACATCGGCGACACATTCCCACTAGACCGATCAATGGATATCACGACGGGCAAAATGGACGCCCCGGCATGGCATCCGCTATGGGTAGCACCACAAAAGGAGCGCGCGGCCCGCGAGGCCCTGAAAGCCAAGGGCGTCTTTGCATTCTACCCTTTCGAGGAAATGCAACGCTGGGCACATGGCCGCAAAATCACATGGCAACGCCCCAGCATAACGCGCCTGATCTACGCTAAATTCACGCACTATCCGCAATGGCACATCTTACGCCTGCGCCGTATGATTATTGGGCCTATGTCAGTCAACGGAGTTCCCATCATCATCCCCAGCGAAACGATCCGCCAACTGCAAGGCCTGCCGACAGAGGCGGAGCGGCTGGAAGAAGCTAGGCTTGAACTTCAACGCCTGCGCGTCGGTGACGTGGCTAGGATAACGCAGGGGCCGCTAGCCGGGAAATGCGTGGATATAAACAGCATTCGCGGCGGCGTGGGATGGTTCGACAGCCTCATAGGAATTCGGGGCAGCGCGCAAGTTGATAAGCTGGAGAGGGTGACGTGATGGGCGCGACTTGACTGCTAAGTGAATCCGCGTTACATCTAGGACACGCTACGCCTAGAGCGGACATTCAGGGCCGACGATGGGTAGGACTAGCGCGCGGACGTTGCACCGGCTCACGCCCATCGCGACGCCACATGCGCAAGCTATTTAACCGCGATTGATGCGGGTCGCTTATGCGGATTGGGCATTCCCGGTCGGGCGATCTACATGAGGCGCGGCTCCGGTGTAGCTCAGTTGGGAGAGCAGGCAGCGCGTATTGCAGTCAGGTCGCGGGTTCAATTCCCGCCATCGGTATCGTGTCTCAACCTATGATCTGGAACTATGCACAACCTAGAAGTAGGATCGTTCCGGCGGGCGGGAAACTGCCCGCCCTTCGACCTGCCCACACCTATTCGCGAGATAACCGACTAAACGCCATCCGGCAGGCATCACAGCAAAACCGCGCATCCTTCCGCGCCAAGAATAACACCTCACAACGGGAGCCCGCAAAGGCGCGCCGAATATCCGGGGGCTATGAGGACAATATGAAATGCGTTTAGGTATGGGCCTCAGAATGGGGTCACAAACACTTGCGGGGTTTTCGCCCGCGTCCCTGTTCGCACCCGCTGATGACGGCTGGTACTGGCAGCCATCGCTTGCGACGACATTTACCGACACTGCGCGGACAACCTCGACGACACTTGGTAATGCAATCGGCGGCGTGACGGATTCCAGCGGGAAAGCAAACCACGGATTGCAAGCCACGGCTGACGCGCGGATGGTGCTGAGGCAGGCTGCGAATGACTCGTATTACTACGAGAGCGACACAACAAACGATGCCCTGCAAACGGGTATGAACCTAGCCAGCAAGCGCGTGACGTTTGCAATGGCGTTCAAGCCGTTGGCGCGGACTTTTGTGCTTTTGATGAATGGCCCGTCTAGCTCTCCGTATGCAATGCTAGGAGACAGCGGGGCCGGGAGTACTGCCCTTACGACTGCTGGGGTCACGTTGAACTCGGCATACTTCGACAATGTACTATTCGCCGGAACAACGCGCGGTGCGTTATACACAGCGGCACAATCTGCTAAATCGGTAATTTTCGACATCACTACGAACTCGACGGCTTGGGAAACTCCTTCAATCGGTAAACTCTCTCCGTTCGGAATATACACCCCCGGCGATGTATTCTCCGTTCTGGCAATCGACAGGGAAATAACCGAAACCGAACGCGGTGATCTTAGCGACTCGTTTATGGCGCTGGTGCCATGACGCATGACAAGCTGACCGCGTGCGCCGGTGATAACGCCTTGGCGGTTCTGGCGGCTATGGGCCTGGTGCAGGTTGTTCAAGGCATATAATAACTCACACGATCCAATGATAGGATAACTAATGGCTGATGTATTCTCGAACTACACCGACAGTATCGACGCCCCTGCGTCCAACGCGGTGGCTATCACACCACACGACAGCACCGACTTGTCCAACACCACGCGCGGCGTGTTCGTGGGCGTGGGCGGCGTAGTTGTGGCCGTCGTGAATGGGGCGGCGGTGACATTCACGGGAGCCGCATCTGGCAGCATCCTGCCCATTCGCTGCACTAGGATCAACAGCACCAGCACTACAGCTACTAACATGGTTGCGCTTTGGTGATATGACCGACATTCTGAAAACCCACAAATTCAAAGACGCCTTGAGGCACCGATCCGCTATTGTTGCTGCTATCGGCCGTCAGAAGGCCGCAAGTCCATCAAGCAAGCTGGGCATTGGCGGATCATGGGCCGGACCAAAGACGCTGTTCGCCGACCCTGACACAGCACCGCTTGCCGAATGGCTACAATCAATCATTCCGGGCAATCCTGAACAGATCGACGCATGGGGTGTTGAGCACGCAATAGGCGATTCCCTGGCACCACATGACCACATCAAGGCTGGCCCAAACGCAATCAATGCATGGGCGGGCGTGTATTTCATTCAGAGCGGCGGCTTATTCTGCTATGGCCAAACAGACCACAAGCCAAAGGCAGGCACTGCGCTAATCTTCGCTGCTGATATGATACACTGGACACAGCCCGCAACGCAGGCGCGCACGAGCATAGCGTTCAACGTCATTGCCTAGCGCGCCAGAACAGCACAAGCGCCTGACAGTAGGCAAAGCCCACCAGATCACAGCACGACACCGACCGCGCGAACGCAGAGGATCAGCCCGCGACCGTGGATATACAACCGAATGGGATAAGTTTTCTAAGGCGTTCTTGTACTGCAACCCGCTATGCGAATACTGCCTAGGCAAGGGAGCAACCAAGGCGGCAAGGGTCACAGACCACGACATACCGCATGAAGGCGATCCAGAACTATTCTGGAACAACACATTCACAGCCTGTTGTGTTTCGTGTCACAACGGCACCAAGGCCAGCCTAGAGGCACGGTATAGCGGCGATGACCTGCTAGAGCGCGTGGCCAGAGCAAAGGGAAAGACTTGATGCCCCGAGACTGGTTTGACTACACATCAAGCGTCGAACGTATCAGCGTGGCATCTGTGGCATTGCTAGGGCCTAACGCTATGGGACCACCACAAGGCATGGCACCAGACGCAACACCGGACCAGATAGCGCGCGAGGCAAACAGGCTGTGGCGAAACAAGATTTACCGGACGCCTTGCCCAATGGGTTACTATAGCCAACCGATCAGGACCGTGGCCGACCGCCTGCCGATTTGGTGCTAAGGGGAAAGACAGAACATGAGCCTAGTCAAGTGGATCAAGGCCGAGTGGAACAGACAGCCCGTCACACTGGTTGATGGATACCAGCCCAAGGGCAACAGCGGGCCACCAAAGGTACTGCCAAGGGCAAAGTCGGCGGTAGTGCCTAAGCGGTGGGAAATGACATGAGCATACGACAACCAGAGACGCCAGCCCTGCGCCTAGTAGGCGACGCGGACGGTTCGGTCTACATCGCCACGCGAGGCGGCGAACGGCTGTGGAAAGTGATCGAGACAGCAATAGCGGTATGCGATGAAGTTGACGCTATGCCCGTTGGGATAGTGGAATTCTTATGCGGAAATCTCAATAAATAGGCAGGGGGTGGGTCAATCCCTAGCACCGTGGGAACGGGACCGGCGTGGGTAGTGTTTTTATTACACGTGCAAAACTGAAACGAAATAAGGTTGCGTGAAATGCCAGGCGGGCGAAAGAAAATACCGGACCATTTGAAAGTGCTTTCTGGCACTGCACAGCCTTGCCGCATGAACCCTGATGCGCCGTCTGCAAACCCTGGCGTTGCCGGTTGCCCGGATTGGCTTTCTGAACGGGCGTCTGAATTGTTCGCGCAAATCTCGGCTACTCTTTTGGGCATGGGGATTGCATCGCCAGATGATCAAGTTGCGCTTGCGATATTGGCCAGCCGGTTGGAAGAAGTTGAACTGATGACCGCCGCTATCGAAGACGGCGGGCGGGTTTACACTCAAGACAGCGGGATGCGCCGCGCGGCTCCGGAGGTTGCTATGCGGAATGAGGCGATGCGGCACGCGCAATCGTTGCTGGCTGAGTTTGGATTGACCCCGGCGGCACGGTCTAAGGTATCGGCGGGCAAGCCTGCTGATGTTAATCCGTTCAAGGCGCTGGGGTGATTTCATTCTCAGCCGTTGCCGCAAAATATGCGCGCGACGTTATCAGCGGAAAGATCGACGCGGGCCGGTATGTCGTCATGGCTTGCCAGCGGCACCTTGATGATTTGGATTGGCAGAAAGACGCGGCGTTTGCCTATCGGTACGACAAGAATACAGCGGACAAGGCGGCGAAGTTTATTGAGTTGATGCCCCACACCAAGGGCAAGTGGGCGGCGAAAAAAGAGACTATCAAGCTGGAGCCGTGGCAGGTCTTCATGGTCTGCAATGTTTTTGGGTGGATGCGGCGCAAGGATAACCTGAGACGATACCGGCGCACTCTTCTTTTGGTTCCGCGCAAAAACGGCAAGTCGGCGCTGGCTGCAGCTATCGGGCTTTACATGCTGGTGGCGGACGGCGAACACGGCGCGGAGATTTACAGCGGCGCGACCACGGAAAAGCAGGCTTGGGAAGTTTTCAGGCCAGCGCGATTGATGGCACTAAAGCGGCCTGACATGTGCGCGCACTATGGGCTAAGGGTTAACGCTTCCAATCTTCACGTCCTTAGCAATGAAAGCCGGTTCGAGCCGCTGATCGGAAATCCTGGCGATGGGGCAAGCCCGACGTTGGCAATCGTGGACGAGTACCACGAGCATGAAACCGATAGAATGTTTAACACGATGGAGACCGGCATGGGTGCGCGTGAGCAACCTATGATGTTGGTCATCACCACGGCGGGCGATAACATTGCTGGGCCTTGCTACGCGATGCAGGACGAGGCGCAGAAAATGTTGGAAGGCACGCGCCAGGATGAACAGACGTTTGCACTGGTGTATGGGATTGACGAGGGCGACGACTGGACAGACCCGGCAATTTTACGCAAGGCCAATCCCAATTTTGGAGTTTCGGTAGGTGAGGATTTCATTTTAACCCGCCAACGGGACGCGCTGACAAGCCCTCGCAAGGCTGGGGTCTTCAAAACCAAGCACCTGAATGTTTGGGTGCAGGCACGCGATGCCTATTTCAACGTGCAACGGTACATGGAAGCATCAGACGAGACGCTAAAGATTGAGGACTTTCTGGGCAAGGAATGCATAATTGGCGTTGATCTAGCGGAAAAGCGAGACCTTACGGCGATTGAAATCATGTTTAAGGATGGCGATGCGTTCGCTTGCTTTAGCCGGTTCTATGCACCGGAGGAAACGATTGAACAGCCTGAGAATGAGCATCTTCGAGAGT